GGTATTTTTGGTTCACCAGGTGCTTAATTCTTAAGCAAAAGAACTAATTTAAAGGGGCCTTCGGGCCCCTTTTTATTTGCACATTTATATTTAAAAGCGTATACTCGACGTACTGCATACTTATAAATAGTCAGTATAGACTCATGCAGTAGACAATGTCTCGGACTGTACTGGCGGAAACGGAGACTAATAATATGGCTAACTCAACTTTTAGCGGTCCGGTTAGATCGGAAAAAGGCTTTCAAGTAGCAACTAAAAACACAGCTACAGGAGCTATTACAACTAGACAAAGTTCAGGCATGCCTGACCTAACTGGTTTATCAATCTCAGATGTAGCAACAGCAACTAATTTAACATTAGCAGCTGACACTATTTCAGTGGTAAACTACACAGGTGCAGCAGCTGCAACTTGTACATTACCGGCAGCAACTCAAGGTTCAATTGTAATCTACTGTCAATCAAAAGACACAACTGGCGGAACAGCTACACTAGTTTTTGATGCAGCAGGTTCTGACGTTTGGGCAACTGGTTCAGTAATTGAATCAAGAGCTTCAAGTGAAGTAACTTTTGATACTTCTGCAGCAAGTGAAACTAAATTAACTTTTACACCAGCTAACGCAGCAACTAATTTGTTAACCACTGGTGGACAAATTGCTTTCATTTGTTATGAAAAAGGCACGTGGCATATTGCGACAAAACTAGCAGCTGAGACTACTCAGACTACTGGTGCGTTCGTTTTTGCAGCGTAATAAAATAAATAATGTGGGCCCTCGGGCCCACAGTTTCTTGATTAAGGAGGGAAACAAATGGCAGACGTAGTAACAGGACCAACGATCATGCAAGAAAATGATCAACGTGTGGTTATAAAATATGTAAATCAATCGGACGGCACAGGCGGAACAACAGTATTTGGTGATGTTTCAGCAATGGCTACAAACTCAAACGGTGACTCTTGTTTACACTTACAATTATTAAGAGTGTGGTATTCTAGTGACACTGGAGATGGTGGAGATTCTTATGTTCGTATGGACGAAGAAGATGACGATGGTGATATACCAATCATTGGCTTAGTAGGAGCAGGTTATTGGGATTTTAGAGAGTTTGGTGGATTAAAAACTGATAAATCAAGCAACACTAACCAAAGTGATGTTAATTTAGTTGTACCAGGCGCAGCTGATTCTGGAAATATGCATACAGTTATAGCAGAGTTTAAAAAAATATATTAAGGAGTAGCACATGCCTAACACTACTTCAGGAACAGCAACGTTCGACAAAACTTTTTATATTGATGAAATATTAGAAGAAGCATACGAACGTATCGGTGTACAAGATTTAAATGGATACAGACTAAAATCTGCTAGACGTTCTTTAAATATAATGTTTCAAGAATGGGGCAACAGAGGTTTGCATTATTGGGAATTAAAAGAAACCAATATTAATCTTGTTGAAGGTCAGGCTGAATATCATTTCTTTAGAAGTGCAGCAGACGACACTTCTGATTCTGATAGAGCTCAAGCAACTACAGTACAAACTGACTCTACTATTTATGGTATTGATGACATTCTTGAAGCAACATTTAGAACAGGCAGAGCAACAACCTCACAAGCAGATACTGCACTAACAAAAATTGATCGTTCTACTTATTCTGCTTTGGCAAACAAACTAACAACAGGTCAACCTACTCAATACTATGTTCAACGTTTTATTGATAGAGTTACAGTTAGTCTGTACCCAACTCCTGACTCAACAGCGGCTTCGTCAGAAGCGCATTTATATTTTGTAAAAAGAATAGAAGATGCTGGAGACTTTACAAACGCAGGTGATGTACCTTTTAGATTTGTTCCATGCATGGTTTCCGGACTTGCTTATTATTTAGCACAAAAAGAAAAACCAGAAATGGTTCCACAAATGAAACTTATTTATGAAGATGAATTAAACCGTGCATTAATAGAAGATGGTTCTTCTACAAGTACACACATAACCCCGAGAGCGTATTATCCAAATGTCTAATTTTGCATCAGGGAAAAAAGCACAAGCTATATCAGACCGCAGTGGTCTGGCGTTTCCATACAATGAAATGGTTAAAGAATGGAATGGTTCATTTGTGCATACTTCTGAGTTTGAAGCAAAACACCCACAACTTGAACCGCAACCACATAAAGCAGACGCACAAGCGTTGCGCGATGCAAGATCTGATAGAACAGAAACAGCTGTTCCTAATTTATTACAAACAAATTCTTTTAAAACAGGATCTGCAAGTTCTTCTACAATAACTGTAACAGAAAAAACTCATGGTCGTTCATCAGATGACACAGTTCGTTTTTATGGTGCTGTTAGTTTTGATGGAATTACAGCAACAAATTTAAACAAAACGGCTGGATACACAATAACCGTGGTAGACACAGATAGTTACACATTCACAGTATCGACAGATACTGCAACAACTGGTAATATTAATGGAGGAGGTTTCCGATCTTACGCTGGACCGGCAACAATAGTAGCATGACAACATACGCAGAATTAGTAGTACAGATAAGAGAGTATACAGAAACAGATAGTAATGTCTTAACAGATGTTATTGTTAATGACTTTATTGAACATACAGAGAGTCGTTTATTTAGAGAGATTGATTTAGACGTATATAAAAAATACAAGTCTGCTGTGATGACAGCCTCTGATCCATTTATTGCAATGCCTGGATCAACGCCTTCTGCTTTTGAGTTTACAAATAGCCTTTCAATATTTAGTTCTTCGGGTTCTCTTGGTGGACTTACTGATAACGAACGTGTATTTTTACAGAAAAAAGATCAATCATTTATTAACGAATACTGGCCTAATAGAACAAGCACAGGTATTCCAAAATACTACGCAAGTTGGGACAACGATACAATACTTGTTGCTCCTACACCAAGTGCAGCATATACTATGGAACTTGCATATAATGCACAGCCAACAGCATTATCTTCAAGTAATACTACGACGTGGGTTAGCACAAATGCTCCACGCGCTTTACTATACGGATGTTTAGTAGAAGCTTTTAAATTCTTAAAAGGCCCTGATAATATGTTAGCTATGTATGAGCAATCGTTTGGTGCTGCTCTTAAAACACTAGCAACAGAACAAATGGGTAGAAGAAGAAGAGACGAATATAGAGATGGGGCACTAAGAATGCCAATTCCATCTGTAAACCCATAAGGAGAAAAAAATGGCAAACGTAATTAGTAATGTATTTAAACAAGAGTTGTTAAAAGGAAACCATGATTTTGATGGTGGAGCTACTTATAAAATAGCCTTATACACTTCTTCAAAAACAGCAACTGCATCAGACCCAACGGCGTATAACACAACAAACGAACAAGCAAACACAGGAACATATGCAGCAGGCGGAGGCACACTAGCCAATGCTTCAGTAACAGGAGGCTCTTCTGCTACAACAGCTTTTGCAGATTTTGACGATGTATCTTTTACATCAGCTACAATCACAGCACGATACGCACAAATTTATCGTTCTGATGGTAGTGCACCAACAAACAATTCAGTTTGTGTTTTAGATTTTGGTGGTAACTTTACAACAACATCAGGAACATTTACAATTCAGTTCCCGTCGGCTTCAACAAGTACAGCAATATTGAGATTGGCTTAGAGGTTTAAATGGCATTAGTCCTTAACGATAGAGTCAAAGAAACCACAACCACAACAGGCACCGGCGCGGTATCCTTAGGTGGTGCTGCTACTGGCTTTGAAACGTTTGCACAAGGTATCGGTAATTCCAATACAACATACTATGCTATTATTCATGAAAGTGCTGATGAGTGGGAAGTTGGTCTTGGCACACTAGACGGTGACAGTTCTGATCTTACTCGTACAACTGTTCTTACAAGTTCTAACAGTGATAGTGCAGTTAACTTTTCTTCAGGAAACAAAACAGTAATATGTACACTACCTGCTAGTAAAGCGGTAGTCCTGGACGCAGATGGGGATGTTACATTAGGGGCTAATTTAGATGTTGGAGGTAACTTAACTGTTACTGGTCTTTCTACTTTAAATGGTGGAACTTTAACTCTTGGTGACGCTGACACAGACAACATTGTGTTTGGTGGTGAGATTGACTCAGATATTATTCCTGATGACGATGGTACTTTTGACTTAGGTAGTGCATCAAAAGAATGGCAAGATTTATTTATTGATGGCACCGCAAACATCGACTCATTAGTTGCAGACACAGCAGACATTAACGGCGGCACAATTGATGGTGTAACAATAGGTGGTTCTAGTGCTGGTGCAATCACAGGTACAACTATTACCGGTACAAGTTTTGTTATTGGTTCTGCAAATATTAATGAAACAGAATTAGAAACTATTGATGGTGTAACTGCAGGAACTGTAGCAGCTTCTAAAGCAGTTGTAGTTGACGCTAACAAAGACATTGCTTCTTTTAGAAATGTAACTTTAACAGGTGAACTAGATGGAGGTTCATTAGATATATCTGGTGATGCTGACATAGATGGCACAACTAATTTAGACGTAGTTGATATTGACGGAGCTGTTGACATGGCAACTACACTTGACGTTGCTGGAATTGTTACTGCTAACGCTGGAGTTGTTATAGACAATATAACAATAGACGGAACAGAAATAGATTTATCTTCTGGTGATCTAACGCTAGATGTTGCGGGTGACATTGTATTAGATGCAGCGGGCAACGATATTAAATTTAATGCAGGTGGCACAGCTATTGCAGAATTTACAAATTCTTCTACTGACTTTATTATTAAATCAGTAACCTCAGACAAAGACTTGATCTTTAAAGGTAACGACGGAGGAAGTGAGATAACTGCATTAACTCTTGACATGTCTGCCGCGGGCCTCGCTACATTTAACGCTGGCGTGACTACAGGTGGCAATATTATTATTCCTGACGATGGTAACATTGGTTCTGCATCAGATACTGACGCTATTGCAATTAGTTCTGGTGGCGCTGTAACTTTTTCACAAAACGTAATTATTACTGGAACACTAGATGTTAATGGTACAGTAACAACAATTGACACAACTAATTTAACTGTTACTGATCCTTTGGTTAAGTATGGTCAAGGTTCTACCGGTACTTCAGTTGACCAAGGTTTTATTGTAACACGAGGCGATGGTTCTAGTTCCAATACTGCCAACAGAGGTTTTATTTGGGATGAGTCTGCCGATGAGTTTGCAACAGTAGCTGCTAATACAGAAGCGGGGACCACGGCTGGTAATGTTACAATCAATGATTATGCAGATATACATGTCGGTAAAATTACAGCAGATGATGCATCAGTATTTTCTGCAGGTGCTTCTTTTGGTGATGCCAACATAACAAACGTAGGTAGCATTGCAGTTGATTCTATTATTAATGATGCCACAGATATTCTAATTGATTCAGCAGGAGACATTATATTAGATGCTGCTGGCAATGACTGGAGCTTTAAATCAGGTGGCACAGAAGTTCTAAAAATTACCAACTCGTCAAGTGATGTTATTATCAAACCAATCGTAGATGCCAAAGATCTTATATTCCAACAAAGAGACGGAACAGAGGTTGCCAGGATAGAAGACAATGGAACTTTTAATGTTGTAACAGCTAAACTGGCTATTAATGGCACAGCCATAACATCTACAGCGGCAGAGCTAAATTTATTAGATGGCGTTTCAGGTTTGGTACAGGCAGATTTAACTAAATTGGCTGCGGTAGATTCTACAGCGGCAGAACTAAATATTATGGATGGTGACACAACGGCNACTTCTACAACTATGGCAGATGCCGATAGAGTGGTGGTAAATGACAACGGAACCATGAAACAAGTTGCTATGACAGACATAAGCACGTATACTGACGGCGGAGCTACGGCTCTTGCTATTGCATTAGGATAATAGGAGAAAATAATGGCAAACACATTTAAAGTAGTATCATTCGCAGCGGAGCCAGCTTCTGCAGGCACAGCGTACGTCATGTACACTGTACCCAGCAGCACAACGACTGTTATAATTGGACTACGATTAGCAAATTTAAGCGGTTCTACAGTAACTGCTGAAGTAGAATTAGTTAGTGACACAGCAAACAGAAATGGCGCAAACAACGTTGCAAATGGCACTTCATTCTTAATTAAAGATGCACCAATACCAGCGGGAGGAGCGCTAGACGTTTTAGGTACAAGTAAAGTTATTCTAGAGACCACAGACGTTATAAAAGTAGATTGTTCTGTAGCTGATAAGTTATCAGGTACATTGTCTATTATGGAGATTACGTAAGATGGTTGCTAAGATTCTAGCAAATAGTGTTAATCTTGTTGATGGTAGTTATACTGTTCCATGTACGTTGCATTGTTAAGGATAGTATGAGTTATATAGGACAAGGATTACCATCGAATAGCTTTATAGGCTATACCACAGACACCTTTGCAGGTGACGGTAGCACTACGGCGTTTACAATGAGTAAAGCTCCTTTTAACGAATCAGCAGTTATCGTTGTGATCAACAACGTGGTTCAACAACCAACAGCAGATTTTACAATATCAGGTACAACATTAACACTCGACTCAGCGGCAACTGATGGTCATGTTATTTATGCAACACACACAGGCGGTGCATTACCGATTGATCAGGCATCAAGCCTAACTTCAAACATAGCTATAACAACTACAGGTGCATCTAACTTTAACGGCGGTGTAACTATGGGTGGCACAACGCCTACACTTACAATCGGTGACGCAGGAGCTGAAGATACTAAAGTTGTATTTGATGGCAACGCACAAGATTTTTATATAGGACTAGACGATTCAGCAGATGATTTAATTATTGGACTTGGAAGTGCTGTAGGCACAACACCAATTATATCTGTCGATGAAAACAAACTGACTACTGTTGCAAACGGTCTAACACTAACAGATGGTGATGTAACTGTTGCTAGTGGTCACGGCATTAGTTTTGCAGCTACAGCCAATACCAGTGCAACAAATGCTTCTGCAGACGGAGAACTTTTGGATGACTATGAGGAAGGCACATGGGAACCAACTATGGCTGATCAACATGACACCGCTTTTACAGTAGCTTCAAATAGTATTGGAAAATACACAAAAATAGGTAAACAAGTTACATGTTCTTTTTATATTGAAACTACAAGTATAAACAGTGCTAGTGGTGGTTTTATCAAACTAGAAGGATTACCTTTTGTTCACGAAAATGTAAGTTACACCTATGGAACTTTAAGTTCAAATTTTGGTGGAGGTTTGGCTATAACTGCTGGAACAGCAGTTACTGGTTATGTGAACACTAATCAATCCTATGTTATAATGACAAATTGGGATATAGCAGCTGGTTCAAGTTCTATGCAACCAGGTGAATGGTCTGATAATGGTTCCCTTGGTGGAACAATTGTTTACATGACATCAGCATAATAATTTAAAAGGAGAAAACTATGGCACTAACAAAAACAATAGAAGTAGATAAAGTAGAGGTAGTCGGAGAACATAAACATGTTCAAGTACGTACAGCTACTGTTGTCAAAGAGGACGACACAGAATTGTCTCGTTCTTTTAGTAGACATGTTGTACATGCAGGCACTATAGATGCGGATGACAAATGGGTCGACACTGATATATCTGGTGAAGACGCAGAGGTTCAAGCAGTAGCAAATGCTGTGTGGACTGACGCTGTTAAAGCTGCATACAAAACGTGGTTAATAGATAACAAATAAGGAATAAACTATGAGCACAACAAGAGTTCAATTAATAGATAAAAACACAACTGTTGGAACAGCTGCAGCAGAAGATACTAAGATTGTATTTGACGGCAACGCTCAAGATTTTTATATAGGACTAGACGACTCTGCTGATTCTTTAACAATAGGATTAGGTTCTGCTTTAGGAACCACAAGTCATATGGTTATAGATGCGACTGGTGCAGTAACCAAGCCACTACAACCAGCTTTTCATGCAAAATTATCCAGTAACATGTCTAATCTGTCAACAGGAACAGTTGATATAGCTTTTGCTACTGAAGTATTCGATCAAAACGCAGACTATAATACTGCTAATTATACTTTCACAGCACCTGTAACTGGTAGATATTTTTTTCAAGTGAATTTAGAGCTGTCAGATATAGACAATGCAAATGACTTTATGAGATTTAAAATAGTCACTTCAAATCGTAGTATATTCCAAGGAATCTGGTCGCCAGATAAAGTTTTTAGTTCTGATGGTGGTTATTGGTCTATGCACGCATCGGGCTTGTTTGATATGGACGCTAGTGATACTTGTAAAATGCAATATCAATTAAATGCCGGCGCAGCACAAACAGATACGCTTGGTGAGGCTAATTGTACATTTACAGGGTTTTTAGTGTGTTAGGGGTTATTTTATGAGTTACATTGGAAGAGGATTACAAGCAGGAGCATTAATATGTTAAAACAATTAACCATAAAAACGAAACAATTAACCTTAAAGGAGGTAACACATGGCTAATCACAAAAAAGAAGTAACATTAACAGATCTACAACAAAAGATTTTGTCTAATGATTTATATAACGATACAGATAATGCTGGTCTAGATAAATGGATACAGGACGCAGTCGATGGTAAAATTAGCAACTGTTGGAAACGTATGCAAAGAGAATGGACAACTAAGTTAATGGATGATGATTCATTTACAGATGCTATTCCATCTAATCAAGCAGACTTTGTAGCACTAGTAACAGCTCGTTCTGATTATAAAAACAGAAAAGCTAGAGACGACGCATAATGAGTTACATCGGAAGAGGATTACAAGCAGGAGCATTTAGACAACTCGATGACATATCATCAGGGTTCGATGGTTCTGATGCTACACACACAATGCAGGTTAACTCAGCTGACGTAACCGTTGGTGACGTAAACCAGATACTATTATCTCTTGGTGGTGTGGTACAAAATCCCGGAACAGATTTTACTGTATCTGGTAGCGTACTAACATTCACAACAGCCCCCGCTGCAAACACAAGTTTCTTTGCAATCTTACTTGGATCAGATAATGGCGGAACGGTGACACCGACTGACGCTTCTGTTACTGCTGGTAAATTAGCAGCAACTGTGCTTACAGGGCAAACAGACATTGGAGCAGCAATTGTTGACGCTGATTTATTTTTAGTTGACGATGGAGCGGGCGGCACGCTTAGAAAAGTAACAGCATCAAGACTTAAAACATATGCTGGTGCTAGTTCAGCATTTACCGAAGCTGTTACAATTACAACAGCTGATAACTTAGACACACTTACATTAACATCAACTGATGCTGACGCAAATGCTGGACCTATTTTAAAAATACAAAGGGACTCAGGAAGTCCTGCTGATTCTGATTTAGTTGGTAGTATTAGATTTTCTGCAGATAATGATGCTGGAGAACAAACAAATATTCTTCAAACTAATTGTTATATAACAGACGTATCTGACGGCACGGAAGATTTTCAATTTGAAATAGATGGTATGATTGCAGGCACACAAAGAAATTTTATTACAATGTATGGTGGGGGTATTATTTTTAACGAAGATTCACAAGACGTAGACTTCCGAGTAGAATCTAATGGTAATACCCACATGCTATTTGTTGATGGTGGTAACAATAGAGTTATGATAAACGAAACTTCAGGTTTTGCTGATGGTGGGTCACTTACTATAAATCACGGAGCTAATGATGGTGCTGTTTTTGAATTGAAAAACAGTGATGTTGCACACGGAATTACAGATTTTGCTGAAGCAGATACTTATCTGGTGATAAGAAAAGCAAATGCAACTATTGGTGGTGCGTTAGTAAGAGGTGTTACTGAAGGTGAACAAGCTATAGCAATACAAGGTATGGCTGATTCTGCAAATACAACAAAAAGTACAAGTGGTGAAGGTATTGTTGCGGTAAGTGCTTATGTAAGAAGTGGAACTTCAACAGCAGATCCAGGTTCTGATGCAAATTTATTTGTTGTTAATCAAGGTGGTAATGCTCAATTTATTGTTGATACTGAAGGACAACTTCATTCTAATGGTGGAGCTCAGTCTGCTTACGATACTTATGAAGATGCACATTTAGTAAGAGCTTTTGATTTATCTCATGGCAAAGGAGTTATTGATTCTAAATTTGATAAGTTTATATCTTACAACCACGAAAAGTTAGCAGATATGAAACTTGTTGGTAGAGAAGAAGATGGCACACCAAACCACTTTATAAATGTTACTGGTATGCAAAGACTTCACAATGGTGCTATATGGCAACAATACGAAAAAACTGAAAAACTTACTAACGCAATGTATGAACTTGCTAAAGCAGCAGTTGGTGAAGAAAAAGCTAACGAAATACTAGAACAAAATGATATTAAGTTATTAAATTAAGGAGAACACAATGGCAATAACAGCAAATATGACAACTCACGATGGCGTAGCACTAACAGATGCATACGTTAGAGTAACGTCTACATACGTAAAAAAAATGGATAGTGACTGGAAGCTAGTCTATGATGTTGAAATCTATAAAGATAAAGCAACTCGTGATGATGCAGTAAAAGAAAACTCTATGCGTATTAGAAATCAACACATAGATCATTTTAAGATTGACTATGATCTTGACGCTTCTGATAATCCTGTAAAACTTGCATACGCAAACTTAAAAACTAATAGTCAACTATCTAACGTCAAGGACGCATAAGGATAAACTATGTTCGGTTTCCAAGCATTTGCAGTACAGGGTTTTAGTCAAGTTACTCCATCTTTAGATGTACAAGCAACGACTAACGTTCTTACAGGAGCAGTCGGTAGTTTAACCTTAGTATCTCAAGTTCCTCTTACAACAGCAGGTGAAATAGCCTCAACAGCAGGAACAGCGATTGCTATATCTATAGTAATACCAACAACTAATCTACTTACAGCCGAAGTAAATAATGCTTCAATCTTTACATGGGCCGCGATTAATGATAATGTTACCGGAGAAACGTGGACCGATGTAGCAACCACGGNAACCACGGAAACGTGGACCGATGTAGCAACCACGGAAACCACGGAAATATGGAGTAACGTATAATGGCCTCAACCTATTCAGATTTATTAAAAATAGAACTTATTGGCTCTGGTGAACAATCAGGATCATGGGGTACTACAACAAATAATAACTTTTCACAATCACTAGAGCACGCAATAGCTGGTGTTTTAAGTGTAGACACAGGCAGCAGCACAGCTGTAACCTTAACAACAGG